AATATAAATTAGATAATGTAAACAGTTTTTGACTATTTTATTATATTTTTTACATCATCTAAATTATATGCACAAATATGTGTACCTCCAGCTTTAATTATCATATCTCTATGAGCTTCTTGTACATCTGACATTTTATTATAACCAACTTTACATTCTATTCCATAAAATAAACCTTTATGACAACATATTATATCAGGTATTCCTCTTTTCATGTATGTATTACCATGTACCTTAAAACAATATGCTCCAATAGAACGTAAATATTTTTGGATTGATTGTTGTAATTTTGTTTCTAGTCCTTGACTTTTTCTTTTAAGTGTAGCAACGAATAACTTTGCATCAAAATTATCATCCATTATACACCTTTTTCAATTTATTTAACAATAAAATGCTTTCGTTAACTTTTTCGTCTATCTCAAACTTACTAAATCTCCAACCATTTTTAGTTATTGATAAAGTTCGTAGTTCATCAATTTCATACTCAGGAAAATATTGTTCAAACATTGGTTTATATAGATTTAATTGACACATAGTTTTAAATCTATTTAAGTTAGAACTTGTTTTCCAGTCACACATACATAATACTTTTTTACCTGTTTCTTTATCAATATAATAAAATATAGCATCAATAATTCCTTTATAACCATCTTTTGTATTTAATAATTTTTGTTCAGCACTAATAAACTCAGGTTTATATTCATTATACCATTCTATAAAATAATCAACATACACTTGATATGCTAACTCTATTGGTGGCCATTTTTTTGTTAAAATAAATTGTTCGATATATGAATGTACACAATGACCTCTTTCAGTTGCAGCATCTAATATTGATTTTGGAATATCTGCAAACTCATCTTTACCTAATACATTTGATAATAATGTTGTAACTCCTGGTATTTTAGTACCAAAAAACTCTTCATCTGTTAAAACTTGTTCTAATAACATATTATTTACCCTTTCTTATATAGTTTTTAATTTCATTATATTGACATTTATAACCTTTTTCTTTGTCACATCTTTTTGCTGCATTATTATAATCAGTTATACCTTTATGTAACAATACATAAATAAAAGCAACATATAAAATTAAACTAATAATTATCAATGTTACTTTTACCCACTTCCTTAACTTTAATTTCTTTTTCATCACTCTAACTCCTCCTTTATTTTATATAATCATTATATAATAATTGGAGTTAGTAGTAAACAGTTTTTGATAAACTTTACATCTTATTTTACAATATTTTAATTTTGGTGTTCTAACCAATCTAAATACACTTCTGTAGTAAAATTATCACCATTTTTAAATGCATTATAAATAGGTATCTCAATTGTATTTTTACATTTTAAGAAATAAAATATTGGTTGTTTTGTTTGTCCAATTCTATCTAATCTTGCTTTTGCTTGACTAAATAAAATATAATCACCATCTGGTGGACTAAAAAATATACCAATATTAGATATACATAAATCATTAATTCCTGTTGCACCTGAAGCATAATTAACTATAGCAATAGCATTATCATGTTCTTTAAAATTAGTTAAATCTTTAATCTCACCATTATATATACTATATGGTCTATTTAATTTCTTACATAAGTTTTTAATAATGTCTATCTCAATATTAAAATTAACAAATACTACTACTCTATCTGGAGTAATTTCTAGAAAATCTTCTAACCATTTTTCTTTTGTTGATTGTCCAATAATATATTTTTGTATAAAACCAGAACAACATTGTCGTAAATATATTCTTAAACTCATATCACTATCTGCAGTAACGTCTTCATATACTTTACTTTTCATAAATGCTTTATACTCTTTTGGAGTATCTAAAGTTTCTTCAATTTCTACTGGGTTACCATAATCAGACTCATACTCTTTATAAAATGCTTTTTCATTTATTGCTCTTTTTAATGCTTCTGTATTATTATAACTTTCAATTCGTTTGAAAAAGTGTCCACTTAAATAATCAACAATATAATTAACATAATATGTCTCAAACTCTTTTAATGGTATATTATATGTCTCACTATCAATAAATCCCATTTGCATCCAATAATCATAATATTCTTCATTTTGAGGTGTACCTGTTAATATTAACTTATATGGTGTTAATTTACCTAAATATCTCATATATTGAGACACTTTAGATTTTGGATTTTTAATTTTATGAGACTCATCTACAATAATACATGTTTTTGCATCTACAAAATCAAATGCTTTTGTGTTACGCCATACAGACTCAAAATTAACAACCATATACTCATCTTTTGTAAAATATGTTTCTTCTTCTATTTCGTCAATCCAATCTTGTATTTTAGACTTAAGACATACAACTAATAACTTTTCACATCTATTTTTTTCTGCTATTTTTAAAGAAGTAATAGTTTTACCTGTACCCATTTTCATAAATAATGCATTTGACTTTTTAGCATTATCTACTATTTCTTGTTGATACTTAAATAATGTTTTCATTATTTTTTACAATCTCCTTAGCACAGTTGATATAATCTTCGTCAGTCCATAAAACTTTTTTACCATCTACTATTTTGTGTCTACATACACAGTCACTTATTATTCTTAGATAGTAATAAGCTACATCAATATTATCATTACATTTAGCAAGTGCTTTTTTACAGTCATATCTGCCAGCCCCAGTGAGTTTTTGCAATTTAACTACGTCTCTAACTTTTACTATCATTTTTACTTTCTTCCAATAATTTATTATAATTTTTCTTTATTCTTTTAAATACTTCTTTAGCAGTTAAATAGCCTTTAACACTATCTTCTTTTTCTTCTTTATTAGTTAAACAACCTTGTATCTCTAATAAGTCAAGATTTTCACCATAACTTCCATGTCCTTGTATTACACTTATAAGTCTTATTGGTTCTTCATATTCTATTGGTTCATAGACTATTATTTGGTAAAAAGGGTATTGTAGTTCGTGTCTATCATAATCGACATAACTTCTATCTAAAAACTCATAAGGTATATACGCTTTGTCTAACATTACTTTTAACTTAAATATTTCTTTATAAGGTACAATTAAACTCATTTACTCATCACCTACCTATTTTAATAATCCTTCTTCTTTCATTTCTTGTTTAATTTTAAATACAGTTGAGTAACCAATATTAAAATGTTTTGAAATATATAATGAACTTAAACCATCTAAAACAGCCTTAACTATACCTTCTCTATCATATTTATTATTACGCTTTTTAGCTAATTTAATTTCTGTTTTATCTTCGTCTAAAGTTTTTGATATTTCTTCTTCAGTTAAAACTCTATTATTATATTGTTGATTTAAACCATTTAATCTATTTTGTATATTATTAACTAAAAATGGTCTAGTTTCGTGATTATATAATTGTTTAAAGTTAGTTTTATATACATTAATTAGTTCATACTCGTTTCTTAAAGACTCTCTCGTTTTTCTTAATTCTCGTATTTTTAATGATATATTTATAAGTTGTTTGTCAGTTAAATCATCACCATATTGTAATTTGTGTAACCAATCAGATAGTTCTAAGTCAACTTTACTTTGTCTATCACCATTTGTTTCAATTAAATTATCTAATTCGTTTAAATTATTGATACATCTATTTAATGTTGCAAGAAACACTACTTCATAATTATTCATGCTCTACCTCCTTATCTTTAAAAATAATTTTATCGACCCAAAAAAATATTAAACCACCAATTAAATTAGCAATTATTGTAGCAGCTAAAGTACTCATATTAGATAATATTTTTAATACTATTGCTAATATCGGAGTACTTAACTGCCATCTAAGTAAATATAATATATATTGTTTAATCATAATTACTGTTATTACTTTTTTCTTTTAAAACTAACATCAGTATTAGCTTCTTCAGCATGAGAACGTCTAAAATATCTTTCTTCATAAACACCTTCGATTATCTCATCATCAGTTAAATCATTTTCAATCCATTTTCTGATATATACTTCTTCTTCTTTTGTTATTCCTTGTAATTTTTTTTGAAGAATATTTAATCTATCTAATATTTTTTCTCCTTTTAATTCTGAATAATATATCATTTCTTTATAATGAAAATCAATAGCATCAATTAATTGTTTAAATGTTAAGTCTTTTTTTTCTTTATTTTCCATATTTTTTCCTTCTTTCTATTTTATGCAATGTATTTAATGTATTTAATGTATTTAACGTTATTTCTATTCTGGTATAGATTTTATTATAAACGCTTTTCAAAAAAAACTTCAGCAGAATGTGATTTACCTTAAATACATTAAATACATTAAATACATTTACATAAACTTTACACATTTTTAATAATTTTAATAGTTTTATTTACATTTTTACTTTACAGTAGATAAAAGATAAGAAATTATATCTTCTATTTTTAAATGAGTTTTAGTAGCATTTCTACTTATATCATATAAAATACTACCATTTTTTGGATTAAAAGTACTATAAATCGTTGGTTGTTCGTAATAATTATTAATAGTTATATAATTCTTTTTTTGAGGTGCTTCTATATATTCAGTATATTCTTCTGTCATTCTTTTAATTTTAGTATAATATCTACAATCATATACATAATCTACTATACCTCT